ACTGATGGGGTAGATGGGCGTGAGGAATGGACTAGTTATCAGTTCACCACTTTGGATGGGGGTAACGTCCCAGAAAAAGAGATTGAATCGGCAAAGCGTGACTTAGATGAGCGCACCTTTAATCAAGAATATCTGGCCCAGTTTGTTAACTACTCAGGCATTATTTATTACAACTTTGAGCGCGAGAAATCAGTCAAGAAATCAGAAGCGCACTCGCTCATGCCGCTTCACATAGGAGTGGACTTTAACATCAACCCAATGTCAGCCGTGGTGTTTATTAGAGATAAGAATGACCTTTATGCAATAGATGAGATTGTCATACATGGATCAAATACAGATGAAATGGCAGATGAGATTCACCACAGATACCCGAATAGACCGATTACTATTTACCCTGATCCAGCAGCTAGGCAACGCAAGACAAGCGCAGGCGGCAAGACTGATTTATCCATCCTAGAAAACGCAGGCTTTACAGTCAAAGTCAGGCCAGCACATACGCCAATCAGGGACAGAATTAACGCAGTCAATAGCAGGCTGAAAACAAAATCAGGTGATCGACATTTAATCGTTGATCCAAAATGCAAACACGTTATTAGAGGCTTAGAGAGGCACACTTACAAAGAAGGAACTTCTCAGCCTGATAAAGATTCGGGGTTCGATCACATGAATGACGCTCTTGGTTATTGTGTGGATTATCTATTTCCAGTGCGTAAAGAAATCGCACAAAGACAGCCAACTAGGTGGACATAATGGAAAGCATTACAAAAACGCATGACGTATATAATTTGAACGCCCCAAAGTGGGAGTTCTTTTTGCGTTCCTACATGGGTGGCAATGACTACAGAGATGGTAATTACCTACTCAAGTATATACTAGAAGATAAGCATGAATATCAAAAGCGGATTGACCTTACGCCACTGGATAACCACTGCAAGAATGTAATCAATATTTACTCATCGTTTATCTGGCGTTTACCTCCCACTCGCAACTTCGGCAACTTAGCAGAAGATCAAGCCCTTAATTCATTTCTTAAAGATGCTGATATGGATGGTCGCAGCCTTAACTCGTTCATGAGTGAGGCCCAGATGTGGTCAGGCGTTTATGGTCATGTGTGGTTGATTATGGATAAGCCTGCCGTCATTGCTAACACAAGAGCCGATGAATTGGCCCAAGAGGTTAGACCTTATCTGACTTTGATCACGCCAGAAAATATCTTAGATTGGAATTATGAAAGAGCCTTAAATGGGCGTTATGAGTTAACCATGCTCAAGGTGCGCGAGTGGGTAGAAGATGAGGATGCTTTCTATCGCATTTGGGAAAAGGACACCATCAAAGGCTATGAGGTGATTGGTGATGAGGCCAAGCTGGTTGAGACTATGGATAACCCATTAGGCGTGATTCCAGCCGTTTGCTTGTATGGCAATCGCTCACCTATTCGCGGGATCGGTCACTCTGATATAACCGATGTGGCGTATATGCAAAGGGCAATCTATAACGAGCTATCGGAGATCGAGCAGTTAATCCGTATCAGCAACCATCCTAGCTTAGTGAAGTCGGTTGACACAGATGCAGGGGCAGGCGCAGGCAGCGTGATTGAAGTCTCAGATACCGATTCTATTCAGCCCTATTTACTCCAACCCAGTGGCGGCAACTTGGATGCAATTAGAGCCAGCATTACAGACAAGGTTGAATCTATTAACCGAATGACTCACATGGGCGCAGTGAGGGCCACAGATGCTCAAACTAAGTCAGGCGTTGCGCTACAAACCGAGTTCCAATTACTTAACGCCAAACTGTCTGAAAAGGCTGATCTATTAGAATTAGCAGAGGAACAATTGTGGCATTTGTTTGCTATGTGGCAAGGCGTTACGTCAGAGATCACGATTGATTACCCTGATACGTTTGATCTGCGCGATTACGGAACTGAGCTTGAGTTTTTACAACGCGCCAAGGCTTCTGGCGTTAACAGTCCAACCTTCAAGAAAGGCGTTGACAAGGCCATTGCAGAGCTTGTATTAACCGATCAAGATTTAGCTCAAGCCACTATTGAAATTGATGAAGCTAGGACTATGGGCGAGTTTGAAGATGCTCAAATCTACAAGTACCACATCGACTCAGGCGTAGTAACTAAAAATGAGGTTCGTGGTGATCTTGGTTTGGAAGCTGTGGCAGGCGGTGATGCGCCTATTGAGATCGTTCAACCTTCACAGTCAGGTGGCGAATGAGTCAAGCAGCTAAAGCTCACGCTAACAATCTGACAGCCCTAGCTCAGTCACATGGGAGGCTTATTGATGAGGCTTTGATGAGTCTTGAGCTTGAGGTGGCTAAGTTGATTGATGGACTACCTACCCAAGCAGGCGCACTTAATGACCTATCAGCCGCTATTGATATACGCAGGGGTTTGCGTGAGGCAATCGAGGCCGAGCTACTTGTGCCTTATAACGACATAGTTGATTCACTGGATGAGGTGGTCGCAGGGGTGGCTAGTCAATATCAATCACAGCTAGTGGGCGGCATATTACCGACAGGTCAGGCTTCGGTGATTGCTGAATTAAAGCGGCTCACGTTCAGTGGATTTGAGGACATTGCCAACGCACATTTAGACACAATGGCGAAGTTTGTTTATCAATCGACTCTAGTCGGTGAGGCTTCAACTGATCTGGTTCAGCGTATTAGGCACTCGATTAATGGGGTTTATATTCGCGCCAATTCAGATGAGATCAATGACCTTGTTGAGTTTGTGAGGGATAACAAAGACGATCCTGCCAAGGCCGAGGCAGTTGATCAAGCAATAAGCAGACTTCAAAGAGAGTACGCTTCTGATCGCGCAGGCAACAACTTAAAAAAATATGTTGGCGTATATTCGCATGATTCGTTGATGCAGTTTAGCGCAAATATCAACTTCTCAGTGGCAAAGGAATTAGGCGCAGATAAGTGGGTTTACTTTGGCGCACTGGTTGAGGATAGCCGAGAGTTTTGTCAGAAATACAAAGACCAAGTTTTTACCACTGAACAGATTAATGACATTTGGGCTAATGAGTCTTGGGCTGGAAAGTCAGCAGGAAACCCATTCATCGTGCGCGGTGGCTATCGCTGCCAGCACCATTTTAGAGCGACTTTTGATGACTGATATTGATTTAGATGATCCAGAAATGGCGGCAAGATATAACGAGGCGGTAAATGACTACACTGATTTATTCGGTGAACACCCGCCAACACTTGAAGCCCCGATACATTGGGACAGCTTAGAGTGGCTTGAATTAGTTGAGGATTGCATTTCAGATGGAGTGCCTATGGATTTTAAACAGGGGAGTATTTTATGAGTGAAGCAGCAGAAGTAATTGAACCAACATCTAGTTCAAATGAACCAGAAAAGACCTTAACTCAGGCCGAAGTAGACAAGATTGTCGCAGATCGTGTGGGCCGTGAGCGCAGGAAGTTTGAGAAGAAATACGATGGGGTCGATGTAGACCAATTTCAAAAGTGGCAGGAGCAACAAGCCAATGCAGAAGAAGAGCAAGCAAAAGCTAAAGGTGAGTTTGAAAAAGTCATCAAGCTACAAGCCGAAAAGAAAGACGCGGAAATAGCGAGGCTAAGTAAATTAGTCACTAATAACGAGGTTGATGGGGCTTTATTACGGGCGGCAGAATCGGGCAGCGCAATCGCACCTACGCAAGTCACTGAGCTATTAAAAGGCAAAGTGAGATTAAACAGTGAAGGAAGGGCAGAAGTGCTGGATAACGATGGCACAACGCTATATGGTGACAGTGGTGAACCATTAACAGTTAAGCAGTTAGTTAATGAATTCCTTACAACTAACCCGCATTTTGTCAAAGCCTCTTCTGGTGGCACTGGCTCTAGTGGGAATGTTGGTGGCAATACACAGAAGCCTAAATCTGTGGGTGATATGTCCAGCAATGAATACGCTGAACATAGAAAAATGATTGGTCGCGGCAATAATGTTGGCGGTTACATCAAACCCATTTCGTAAGGTTTTCTGTTTAAGTTGCCTTGCGTTTGTTTTTAAATAACGTGAGGCACTTCCCATGGCAGCATCAACTACAGCAACACTTGACGATCTCTTTGCTAATATTATCCAAGAAGCCATTTTCACGGCTCAACAGCGTTCTCTTGTTCGCAATTTCGTTTCTATCTATGACATTTCTGGTCAGTCTGGAAAGACTGTTCAAGTACCCATTTACCCAGAAGTAGCAGCCGCAGGATTAACCGAGGGAACTGATCTTTCATCCACAGCCGTTAGCACTAGCTCAAAGACAATTACTGTTGCAGAGGTTGGTGTTCAAGCGGTACTAACTGACCTTGCCGCACAAGCTGCCACAGGTGATGTAGCTGGCGACTTAGGCCGAGTTCTAGGTGAAGCCGTTGCCAAAAAAATGGATCAAGACCTAATCGCATTGTTCACTGGCTTCTCTCAAGGCTTTGGTTCAGCAGGCGGTGAGTTAACTGTCGCTGACTTCTTTAAAGCGGCTGCTACATTGAGTGCCAATGGCGCAAGCGGTCAAGCGTCTGCCATTATCCATCCTTTCCAAGCCTATGCATTGAAAGCGAACATGACTAACACCTTTGCTAACCCGAATGGCGGTGACTTGCAGAACGAAGCCATGCGTACTGGCTATGTCGGTCAGTTAGCTGGCATCAACGTCTATGAATCTTCAAACATTGCAGTCGATAGTTCAGACGATGCGATTGGCGCAGTGTTCGTACCTTCCGCTTTAGGTCTAGCCGTATGCTGGGATGTGAAGATCGAGCCGCAGCGTGACGCGTCTATCCGTGGATTTGAGTTGAACGCCACAGCCTGTTATGGCGTTGGTGAGTTAGTTGACTTGAATGGCGTTAAATTAACTGCCGATGCTGCGCTGTAGGTATTAGCTATGGCTATGAGTGCTGACAGTGATTTGTCAGCCATTCTCCCCGACATATTAACCCTTGGCATTAGCAGTTTTGCTAACGAACACGCCAAAGGTAAAGCCGATATTGAGCGTAGATTACGCAGAGATTGGTGGCCTAATAAGGTCTTGTCGGGCGAGCTTAAACCTAACCTATTGACTGAATCTCAGTTCACCAAGGCTGCGGCTTATTTGGTTCTGTGGAAGTACGCATTACCGATGCTTGCAACTTGGGATGAAAATGATCGTTTTTATAAGATGATTAGTTTCTACAAGAGCCGATATGAGGAAGAGTGGGATGAGGTTTTGAGGGATGGAGTTGAGTATGACGATGATGAAGATTCCACTGTGGAACTATCTGAAAAACTCCCTATCCACTTTGGCAGGCTGACCCGATGAATATCAGCACTTCCATCAATACGTCTGCGGTTATGGCGGCGATTAAAAAGGCCAGACCATCTCCCAAGGAAACTGAACGCGCTCTTGGTAGAGCCGCAACGGGGCATATCTTGGATATGTTAAAGCGTGTTGATGGAGGTGTTGGTCTTAATGGAAGGTTTAAGGCTTATCACCCAAAGTATGCAGAGTACCGAGCAAAGAAGGGGCGCGGAACAAGTGCCGTTAATTTGCAGTTTACTGGAAAGATGCTGGCTGATGTGACCTTGAAAAAGAGTTCACCCACTCAAGCGGTCATTGGATTCTCAAAAGAAATTGAGAGAAGAAAAGCCGTAAGCAATCAGAAACAGCGTCCGTGGTTTGGTGTGACTGACAGTGAAGAAAAGAAAATAGTATCACGATTTAAGCGAGAGATTTTCCGATGAGCACTAGAGAAAATGTCGCAGCCAATATTGTGAATATCTTGGACTCAATGACCAGCCCGACACTAAAGAAGATCACCCGTGAGCCGTTTGACTACGAGCGTTTATCAAATGCCCAGTTCCCTGCGGTGTTTGTGCAAAGTGCAGATGAATCGCGTGAAGATGTGACAATCGGTGGATCAAGAGAATCAACCATTAATTATAGGATTGTTGGCTTTGTTAAAGGGGCCAGCATTGACACATTACGGAACGCATTAATCGAAGGTATTGAAAATGCGCTTGATGTTGATCGCACTAGAGGCGGTTATGCAAAAGATACGCAGGTTACAGCCGTAGATACAGACCAAGGGGCAATTGATCCGATTGGTGGTATCACCATGACCATACAAGTCAGGTATCAATACATGAGAGGTTCTAGCTAGTGAAAATGTATAGAGATAAATCAACTGTGATTGTTCACCCGTCACAGATTGAGAATATGAAAGTTCGCGGATGGAGCGATAAAGCCCCAACTGCAAAACCTAAGAAAGCAACTAAAAAGGAGGCCGATTAATGGCTACGCACAATAGTTCAGAAGGCATTATAAAAATCGGCTCAGATACTTTGGGAGAGCTTCGTTCTTACTCAATCAGTCAAACGGCTGGAACCATAGAAACCACCACTTTAGGTGATGCGGCTAAAACCTATACGGCTGGACAGACCTCTTTCTCTGGTTCTGCGGAGGCCTATTGGGATGAAGCAGATGCGGCTCAAACTGCTATCACTGTGGGCAGTTCCTTGACCATCTCATTTTATGCTGAGGGAGCCTCTAGCGGGGATAAGTTTTACACAGGAACAGTGCTAGTGACTGAGGTTGGCGTAAGTGCCGCCACTGATGGAATCGTTGAGACTTCTTTCAGCTTCACTGGTACTGGCGCACTCGCTCTATCCACTGTGTCATAAAAGTTTAACGGCTAGGTCTTATGACTGAAAGGCGTTTTCCCCGATGCGCTTGCCGTTAATTTAGTCGGGGGACTAATTGGGGAATTATTATGAGCAACATTTTAGAAGCAGCAAAAGTTCACTTTTCGGATCGAATGTCGGGCGATCTTAAATCCGTGAATGTTCCTGAGTGGGGAACAAAAGTGTATTTCAAGCCCAGCATGAACTTTAAAGATCAAGGCATGGTTCTCAAACTTCACGGGGACAATAAGCCAGCAGAAGCAGTGATTATGACTTTGATCCTAAAGGCTATGGATAAGAACGGAGTGAAGTTATTCACACGCTCCAACATGACTGAAATGATGCTAACTGTCGATCCAGAAGTTGTTAGCCGAATAGTCACAGAGATGAGTGACGATGATCAGCCCACTGTGGAGGATGCAGTAAAAAACTAAAAGAGGATCATGATTTACGTTTCGCCATGCAGCTTGCGGAACACCTTCACAAGACGCTGGGGGAAATCATGAACCTAGATACCGATGAGATACTACTTTGGGCAGCTTTTTTGGAGATGAAGAATGGCAAGTGAAAATCTAAATATCGTCATTAAAGCTGTTGATAAAACTAAGCGGTCTTTTCGGGCCGTTACTATGGGCTTAAACGCCATTAAGAAAGTCGCTTTTTCAATGCAGACTGCGCTTATTGCGTTGGGTGTGGCTGGCTTTGGATTCCTAATTAAGAAGTCTCTTGAGTCTACTGACGCGCTCGGCAAAATGGCTGACAAGATCGGCATAGGAACGGCTGAATTAGGCGGTTTAAGACACGCGGCAGAACTGACAGGCATTGCGTCCAATACGTTAGACATGGGCCTACAGCGCATGGTGAGGCGTATCTCAGAAGCAGCCGCAGGATCAGGCGAAGCTAAAGCCGCATTGATCGAGCTTGGGCTATCGGCAAACGCTCTTAATAAGCTGGCTCCTGATCAACAATTCAAAGCGATTGCAGATGCAATGGAAGGTGTGACGCAGCAGGGCGAGAAAGTGCGCCTAGCTATGCGCCTATTTGACTCTGAGGGTGTGGCTTTAGTTAACACATTAAAAGGTGGCAGCGCAGCCATTATTGAAATGGAGCAAGAAGCGGAGCGTTTAGGCTTGAGACTTAGCCAAAGATTAGTGAAAGGCGTTGAAAAGGCCAATGATGCGCTAGGCACATTAGGCTCTTATATTACTAACATCTTTAATCGAGCAGTTGGTGAACTTGCGCCAACCATTGAAGCGGCAACAGTTTCAATAAGAGAATGGATTGAGGCAACAATGCAAGCCGCAGGAGGCCCGAAAGAGTTTGCTAAAACTGTGGCTGTTGGTTTTCTTACGGCTGCTAAGTCTGTGGTCACAGCAATGGGTTCGATGCTTAACGGCCTAGTTAATTTTGCTAATACCGCAGGCCAAGCCATTAATTCATTAATTGATCTATTACCTTCTGCCCTTCCAACTATGGACGCATTGAATCAAAAAATCATAGCTGTAGAAACAAGAATAATTTCATTATCTGAAAAGAGAATTGGACTTAATAAAAGAGCGCAGAAGATTAGAAACACTTCACTTGCCAAAGCGGAAAAGGAACTAATAACTCTCAATGAGCAAGTAAAATTAGGTGAATACGCATCAACTTTTAAACCTATTGAATTGTTTAAATTTGATGGGGCATTAATTAAACTTGATGAGTTAAAAGCTGGGATTGAAGCCGTTGGTGGTGGTACTGTTGCTGATGATGGTTTAGTCAGTGCAGCCGCAGCCGCAGCCGAAAAAACAAAAGCTAATAAAATTGCTCAAAGCGAATCCATTAGAAACATAACTAATGCCTATTATGACTTAGCGGAGCAGGATCAGTTATATCGTCAAAACAGGTCTATTGAGTTAACTCATCAATATTTAGCCAAACAATCAGCAATGCAGAAAGCCGCTCAACAAAAAGATTTCGGTGATGTAAAGGAAGAGGGCAGAAAAACATTAGATGCACTGGGGGGGCATTATAAAGCAGCATTTGCTTTGAACAAGGCTTTTGCCATAAAAGACGCTTTAGTTAACACCTATAAAGGAATTTCGACAGCTTTAGCCTCTGCCCCATATCCTTTAAATATCGCTCTTGCCGCAGCCGCAGCATTGCAAGGTTATGCCCAAGTGAAGTCAATACGCGCAACCCAGTTCCGTGAGAAGGGCGGCCCAATGAGTGCGGGAAGCCCGTACCTTGTAGGAGAGCGCGGGCCTGAGCTTATTGTTCCAAATCAAGCAGCCAATGTGGTTCCTAACGATCAGCTTGGCGGGGGCAACTTCACCATCAACATTAGCGCAAACGACACAGCAGGCTTCGATGAGTTGTTAACCAAGAGGCGCGGAACACTGATGAGCTTAATTAATCAATCGCTTAATGAAAGAGGGAGGCCAGCCCTCGCATGAGCTATCCAACATCCCCAGCGTTTAGCGCCATAAATCTACAGTCTGAAAGCCCAACGCTATTTTCTGAAACAGTGAGTGGTAGGATGCAAAGCCGAAAGATAGGCGGTCAAAAATGGACGTTTACCGCTTCCTACGCGCCCATGACTAGGACAGAGTTTAACCCTGTATTTGCTTATACTGTGGCGCAACAAGGTAGGCATGGAGTGTTTACTGTAACGCCTAGCGAGATTAGTTCTGCTAGCGGCACAGTAAGCGGCACTGTAACCTGTTCTGCGGCTGCGGCTGGATTAGTATCAGTTACTATAGCGGGGCTTACAGGAACTTTTAAAGCGGGTGATGTAATTAAGTTCTCAGGCCACTCCAAGGTTTATATGCTTACGGCTGATGCTGGTAATGGCGCAATGGCATTTACCCCGCCACTGATTTCAGCAGTCTCAAGCTCTGATACTGTAATTTATAACGATGTTCCTTTTACTGTTCGACTATCTAATGACATTCAAGGTTACAAGCTGGGTGCTGGGATGTTGTATCGCTATGAGGTTGACTTTGTGGAGGCTCTTTCATGAGTAGAGCCATTCACGCTGACACAATTGCAGAGCTTGCTAAAGACTCATTTATTACCGCCCATCTGGTAAAAATAGATTTTGAAACAGCTATCTATTTGACAGAAAGCCCATTAAATATTTCTTATTCTGGAGATACTTATCAGTCAAGCAGCGCATTAAAAGGAATATCAAGCGTCACTGAAACAAGTGAGGTTCAAGTTGGTTCTGTAGGTGTCACTTTGTCTGGCGTTAGCCAAGAATACATAGCTATTTTATTAAGCCAATCGTACATAGATCGTCAAATTACTATCCAGCGTGTGTTGTTAAATGATGATTATTCGATTATTGGAAGCCCGATTTTAATCTATGACGGACGGGTTCAAAGTTTTGCAATTACAGATTCAAACGATAGCTCTACAATCGTCATTACAGCTTCAAGCCACTGGGCAGATTTTCAGAAAAAGTCAGGTAGGCGCACTAATCACAATAGCCAAAGTATGTTTTTTTCTGGGGATAAGGGTTTTGAATTTGCGCCTAACACAGCCAGAGACCTAAAATGGGGTAGAGCGTAATGGGTTGGTTTAGCGACTTTTTTAGCGATCCTATTGGGACTACAATTGGCACGATTGGGCAGATCGGGCAAGCCATTATTGACGTTACTGTTGACGTTATTTCTGATGTAGTTAGCTGGTTTGTTGAAGTTCCTGATATGGATGAGCTAGAGGCCAAATACCAAGGCGTTCTAGTCAACAAACAATCCAATATTGCCAGTATCCCTATCGTTTACGGACAAAGAAAAGTAGGTGGCGTTAGGGTTTTTGTAGCCACTAGCGGCACTGACAATACTTATCTATACATAGTGATTGCATTATGTGAGGGAACAATTCACAGCATTGGTGATGTATACATTAACGACACTTTGAGCAGTGATTCTAAATTCTCAGGTCTATTGACCATTAATAAATACGTTGGCACTGATGGGCAAGATGCGGATTCTACTCTTGTTAATGCAGGGGTCGGTTGGACTTCTTCTCACACGCTATCTGGCGTGGCTTATATCGCAGCTAGGATTAAATGGGATCAAGACGTTTTTGGCGGGATTCCAACCATTCACGCAGTCGTTCAAGGAAAGGTCGTTTATGATCCAAGAGCAGGGCAAAACGCAAGCGTGGCAAATAGCTCTAATCCTGCGCTGTGTTTGCGAGATTATTTAACAAACTCACGATATGGAAAAGGGCTTGATAGTTCATTCATTGATGATGGTCAATTTATCACAGCAGCTAACAAGTGTGATTCATTTGTTACCCCGTATTCGGGCGGCTCTAATCAAAAGATATTTTCATGTAATGCGGTAATCGACACCAACATCACCTTAATGAATAACGTCAAGATTCTACTCTCAGGAATGAGGGGCTTAATGCCTTATCGCCAAGGAAAATATGGGTTGATCGTTGAGGATGAGGGCAGCGCAACTTTTGCTTTTGATGAATCTCATATCATTGGTGGTATTTCAATTCGCAGTGAATCAAAAAAGACTAAGTTTAATCGAATAATCGCTACATTCCCAAACCCTGATGCAAACTGGCAAATGGATCAGATTGAATACCCTGTTGCTGGAAGCGCAGAAGAGGCGGGTTATCTTTTAGAAGATGGTGGCGTTGAACTGGTGAGCCAGATGGACTTACCCGCTACGACAAATATATACACAGCCCAAGACATTGCTAGCATTGCTCTAAAAAGATCGCGCAACGCTTTGACAGTTTCCTTTAGCTCAACCAGCGAAGCATTAAACACAGCTATTGGTGAAATCGTCAGTGTAACGCACAGCACTCCCGCATGGTCAGCCAAAGCCTTTCGGGTTCAAAAGTTAAGTTTAGGCAGTGATGGTACTGTCAATGTGAGTTTAATTGAGCATCAAGATTCGATCTATCCTTGGTCTGAAAAAACAGAAGCGGATGATATTCCTGATAGTAATTTACCCAATCCTTTTATAGTTGGGGTGGCTGGTATTCCCTCAGTAAGTGAATCTTTATACATCACTAAAAATGGCGCGGGTGTAAAAGCTAAAGTTGAATTGAATTGGTCAGCAGCTAATGATGCGTTTGTTAATGGGTACGAAGTCGAATACAAAGCAGAGGGAGCTTCTAAATACATTAGCGCAGGAAGTGTGAGCAACAATGACTTTGATATATTTGATATTGCCCCCGCTAAATATTATTTTAGAGTTAGGTCTGTAAATGCAATTGGAGCCAAGAGTGGTTACTCAGAAACATCATTAATAGAAATCTTTGGTCTTTCTGAAAAGCCCAGCGCGTTAACAAACTTTTCTGCGCAAAATGTTTCAAGCCTAACAATATTAACTTGGGATCAATCGGTTGATATTGATGTTCGGATTGGCGGCTATATTGAGGTTCGCCACTCATCTTTAACTTCTAACGCTGGCTGGTCAGAATCGGTTTCTGTAGGCAACTCAATCTTAAACGGAACTGCCACTGTCGCAGTGTTACCCTTACAAACTGGAACCTACATTGTAAGAGCAACAGATTCAAGTGGAATACAATCTGATATTACATCTGTTGTTAACCAAGGTGATACCGCGCAAGCCTTTGCAAATGTTGGAACCATACAAGCTCACCCTTTATTTCTAGGCACTCACGATGACACTGTAAAACTTGGCAGCATTATCAAGTTAGAAGGCCAAAACAGCATTGACGCGTGGGGAAATATAGACAGCGTTGTGTTGTTTGATGTGGGTGATGCTGGCATAGACCTTGGCGGCACTTATACCTTTGCAACGGGCATTGATGCGGGAAGCGTTAAACGTCAACAACTTAAACGTCACATAAAATCCATCATTACTCAGCCCTTGGATTTAGTCGATAGTCGATCCGTATCAATAGATGATTGGTCAGATTGGGACGGAACTAACACAGCTAACGGAGATTGCAAAGTTTACGTTAGACACACTGATGATAACCCAGCCTCAAGCCCAACATGGTCAGCTTGGGAGTTGTTAAACGTGAACGAATACAACAAACGGGCCTTTGAATTTAAAGCAGTTCTGAGTGTTAACGACTCAGCTTACAATATCGAAATAGAAGAGCTTTCTATCACAGCACAGGAAATAGCATAATGAGTAACGCAGACTACGTTTTAGGCAATCAATCTGGTGCTGCTTTTCGTGCCGAATTAAACACCATACTAGCCGCAGTGGTTAGCAACAATAGTTCATCATCTGAGCCAAGTGTAATGTTTGCTTATATGTGGTGGGCAGATACTACGGCTGGATTACTAAAGCAAAGAAACTCAGCTAATAACGCGTGGATTTCTCATGGAGTGCTTGCTACTGCCAACTTAGGTCATGCGGTACTAGCAGATGCCCAGACCTTTACAGGCGCACAGAGGGGCGAAATAACGGCCCTAACAGATGCCTCAAGCATTGCCACCAACCTAGCTTTAAGCAACAATTTCAGCCTACAACTATCTGGTAACAGAACGCTAGCCAACCCGACTAACATTGTGGCGGGGCAAAGTGGCTCAATCTTTATTACACAGGACGGAACAGGATCACGAACATTAGCCTATGGTAGTTACTTTAAGTTTGTAGCTGGCACTGCACCCACACTATCCACAGCAGCTTCTTCTGTTGACAGGATAGATTATGTTGTAGCTAGTGCAACCAAAATTCATGCAGTGGCTTCATTGGACGTAAAATAATGAGTGTCTTAAACGAGAATCAATTATTAGGTGCTAGTGGTGCTGGCGGTGATTATGAGATTGAGCAGAGTCTTAGGTTTGATGATGGGCGTGATA